TGTGTCCACTCGCTATTGATACATTTGTTCTACACCACATATAACAATAATTTATTAACACTCTGTTCATAATTTATACTTTATTTGTTAACAACTCCATGATACAATAAAAGAAAAACTCAAGGAGATATAAGAAATGAAAAGACCTAAAGACGGAGTTATGAATAGTAAGTTAACACCTTATGAAATGTTACAGGACGCTCTTTTGCAGCAAGCGGTAGCAGATATTAAAACAACAACATGGTATAAAATTCCATCGGATGCAATGAAGTGTTCATATGAAGAAGGAAAGGGGGCTGTACAGTACATTATGTTAGTTTTGAGGCATCACGGTTACACTAAAAATGAAATTGGTAATATTTTTAGAGAAATTACACCACATAACTATAAATATGAAATTGTAAAAGAAGAATTAAAGAAAAGAGGTATTGAACTATGAAACAAACAGAAAGTCAAGCAAAATATTTCACACGTTGGCACTATGATTCTATTGAGTCCACTTCAAGCAAGTCAGAATATATCGCTCGTGTTGGCAAACTTGCCAACGTTGCAAACAAGCGTGCCAAAACACTAACTACAGCGATATCAAAAGGCAGAATCACAGAAGATAGAACAGCACTTTTCAGATATCAAGACGCGGTTGATTACTTTAACAAGCACGTTTCTTATAACGCTTCTTATGTGTCAACAGGTAAGGCGGTTTATAAAGATTTTTCAATTCGTGAGCTGAGAGCACTTGAAAACAAGCTTCTTCACTATCTCGAAGCAAAAGCTTCAACAGCAAGAGGAAGTATTGAAGTAGAAAATAAAAGAGTAGCAACGTTTAAAGAACGTTATGGTGTTGATATATCTAACCTTAGCAAAAGCGTTCGTGATAAGCTTTTCAATACCTCGCATTATTTAGCAGATAAAAAATATGCAAAGCTTTCAAGTGATCAAATTGTTACACTGTTAACAGAGGCAATAAATACAAATAACAGAGAGGGCTTGCAAGAACTTTTTAAAACAGCGGAGGAATTATATCCGAACTTAAAAGATCAAGCGGAGTTTAGGGTTGGAATTATACAAAATAGTTCGCTATCATGGAAAGATAAAGCACGAGAATTTAAAGCGGCAAACAAACTATACAAGAGCAATCGAGCGAAGCCAAAACCAAAAGCTATAAAACAGGAGTTATAATTATGATAGTTCAATGTTTAAATAGATCAAATCAATATGATGATATAGAAGTGAAGTCAGTGACGGACTATGTGCCGTCACATGGCTTTTCTCTGCACAAGCCTTTAGGCAAAAAGAAAGATAGTCCGTATTATATTGATCAATTTGGGACTTTTGACATTGAAACAACTTCACGGACTCGAATTGAGAAAGATGACCAGGGCGAAGAAGTGACAAAACCAATTGACGCATTTATGTATGTGTGGTCTGCTTGTATTGACGGAGAAGAAGTGGAAGGTAGATATTGGTCTGATTTTATAACGTTACTTGATAAAATTCAAGCCTACTACAAAACAAGCGAGTCACGTTATTTTGTTATTTACGTTCACAATCTGCCTTTTGAATTTTCTTTTATGATTGGCTATTTAAACGACTATGGCGAAGTGTTTGCAACTGGTAAACGCAAGCCGCTTGTGTGGCGATTAAAGAAACGTGGTATCGAACTGAGGTGTAGTTATAAGCTTACTAACATGTCGCTCGATAACTTCACGAAAAAAATGGCGGGGTGCACTCATATAAAAGCAAAAGGTGATCTGGACTATTCGCTTATAAGGCATAATGAGAGCTATATTAATCCTACTGAGTGGGGGTATATCATCAATGATACTTTAGGGCTATGGGAAGCAATCACCTACATGCTTACAAAAGATAAAGATACTATTGCAACTGTGCCGCTGACAAGCACCTCTTATGTACGACGCGATATGAAAAGAGCTATAAGAAAAGGCACTACCACACGACTGCTAAAGAAAAAGCTTGCTTTAAACGACAAAACATATAAACTTTTGAAAGAGGCTTTTCGTGGTGGTGATACTCACGCTAACATGATAAAATGTGCTAAAATCTATCATGACGTTTATAGCTTTGATGCTTCGAGCATGTATCCTGCTATGCTACTTTTGATGAAATTTCCAGTGACAGCATTTGAAAAAATGCCTGTTACATCCAAATGTTTGAAATACATAAAAAGTAAAGAGCTTGCATGGATTGCACAAATAAAACTTACAAACGTAAGACTTAAAGAAGATCAATACAATCCGTATCTATCTATCAGCAAATGCCGCAACTTGCAAGGGGTTGACCCCGACAATGGCAGAGTGTGGAAAGCAACAGAGCTAGAAACAACTGTTACGGATATAGATTTCTCTATAATTGAAGAATGCTATGATTTTGACACCATTGAAATTATAGAAGATACACTATATACAGCCCGTTATGGGTACATACCAGATGACGTTCGTAGCGTAATAATGGAGTACTTCACAGCAAAGACAAAACTTAAAATTGCTGTAAAGCATACCGCCCCAAATAGCAAAGAAAGAGAAGAAGCGGAGTACGACTTGATGAAAGCAAAAAATAAGCTTAATGGCATTTATGGCATGGCAGCAACAGATCCAATTCACCCTATTATGTTGTATTTAGAAAACGAATGGCAAGAATTTTCTTATGCAATGTATGAAAATGACATTGCATATAGAGAGAAAGTTGATGCAAGCGGCTTTAAAATTCCGGATGAAAAATCAATAACAGAGCAAAGCGAGAAAAGCGTATTGCCGTATGTGTGGGGGGTATACACAACAGCACACGCAAGAAAACACTTGCGGAGGATTTTAGCATGTGCGGAAAGCTCATATATTTATTGTGACACAGATAGTTGTAAAGCAACTAACTTTAATTTTGACAAGTTAACAGAATTAAATAATTGGATATATGAGCTATGTGAAAAAACTAATACTTTTGTTGACATTAACGGTAAAAAATATTATATTGGCTATTTTGACTGTGAAAGCGATGTGAAGTCAGAAAACAAGTATGAACCTGAATATAAAGATTTTAAAACATTAGGCGCAAAAAAGTATTGTTTCAATGCATACAAAGAAACAAAAGATACAACTTATTTTGGCTGTACCATATCCGGCGTTAAAAAATCAAGGGGGGTAGAAGTGATTAAAAACCTTGATAACTTTAGAGAGGGGGTCAAAATAAAGAACAGTGGCGGTTTCCAAATCTGGTATAATGACAGCGATATAATCACAAAAACAAAAGTTGTTGATTATCAAGGTAAAGAAGCAATAACTGAGTATACAGGTTATAGTTGTATGATAGCGCGAGATTATGAAATAGGCTTATCAGATGACCAAATTAAAAATTATACTATTATTGATGAAATAGCCGAATAAATAACGTTTTATTTGCAAAACTTTTGTAAATAAGTTATTATATACATGTAAGGGAAAGATACCTTAATAAAAGAAAAGAGGATAATGAAATGAGAATCGAAAGACAATCAAGAGAGTTTGACAAGAAAGAACTGTTTAAGATGGCAAATGATAATCATTTGTTAATGAAGAATTTGCCGGACGACACAATTGTAAACGTAACTGATTACGTGCGTTATCGTACCGATGACAATAAGGAAGTGGCACTTTTTTATCATAGCAACATTGAGACAGGCGAAGTCGTAACAATTGCAACGTCAAGTCCAACTGTGATTAAGACAGCAGAATCTGCCTATGATTTTATGGAAAGTTACAATTTGCAGTTCAAGCTGACACGTTCCCAGAGTAAAGCAGGTCGTACCTACATGAATTTTGAACTTGTATAAATAATGGTTGGGTGGTAGAGGGAAGAAATACAAGTTGTTCAAGGGTGAGTCTCACAAGCTCACCCTTTTAAATTTAGAGAGGTGCAAATATGGGACTTTATAAAGAAAACGGGTATTTGAATTACAAATATATTTGTGACGTTGGACAACGTTACATTGATATAATAGGCGGCAGAGGTATTGGAAAATCTCACTTAATATGTGATATATGGAATGACGGAAACTATCCTATTTTGTATGTAAGAAGAACAAACGTTGCGCTTGAAAATAGTTTTTCAACAATTGGCGACTTTGTAAAACCAGACTGGTTTGGGAAAGACATTCGTTTGAAATATAACGACAAAAAAGGTTATGGTAAAGCATTTCTGACAGATGAGGACTTGCAAAACGATAAACCTTTTGTAGTAGGTGTTTCGCTTTCTACTTTTCAAAACAAAACTGGTATAGACTTTACAAGGTTTTATGATGTAATTTTTGATGAGTTCATACCGCAAAAAGGTGACAGACCAATTAAAAATGAATTTCAAGCATACAAAAATATCATGGAAGTGCTTTTCAGAAACCGCCCTGACTCGGAAACGGAAAAAATACGAACCTGGTTCTTTGGGAACTCTAACGCAATCATGTCGAATATTTTAATTGGATACAGACTTATCCCAGACTGCTACAAAGCAGTAAAAGAAAGAACTGAAATTACACAAGTAGATAGGTGCGAAACAACACTTATACTTCCATTTAACTCGCCTGTTTCAGAAAAAAAGAGACAAAACGCTTTCTATAGAAATCTGCCTAAAGGCAGAGCGAAAATGGAACTTGATAACGAATTTATGGATTTGGAAGATGACAGAATACGTCACCAAAACTTAAAAGAGTATACCCACGACATGAAAACACCTTTGTTTTCCGTGTGGCTTCACAAGTCGGACTTTAAGTTTTACATAACCAAACCAATGAAAGCGCATTGCGAAGATGTTTTTGATGCTTCGCCATCGTCACTAGAGAGGTGGCAATCCAGTAGTAAAAAGTATTTGAAACCAATGTTTATAAGTGGTGACATAACATTTTCAGACTATGAAACACAGTGCGATTTTTTAGCGTCTTTTGATTGTGTATCATGGTATGATATTTTATAAAGTTGTAATTGACAAACAATAATATAAATGGTATATAATAAATAAAGGCGGTTGCACTATCCAAACACTAGCCAGTGTGTGCATGTTGGGGACAACGAACAAACTGCCTTTTATTGCTGTATAGTGTAATTGGGTAGCACATGTGACTTTGAATCACAAGGTAACCGTTCGATTCTGTTTACAGCTGTCAACAAATAAAGAAAAGAGGTAAAGATATGAAAATTGATGAAATTTTAAAGCTTGTAAACGCAGGTTATACTAAAGAAGAAATTGACAAGCTTGATGTTACAGAGCAGAAGACAGAGCAGAAGACAGAGCAGAAGACAGAGCAGAAGACAGAGCAGAAGACAGAGCAGAAGACAGAAGGTTTTGACTATGACAAATTTGCTGAGTCACTTGTAAAAGCACAGCAGATTGCAAACGGCAAGCAAAACTTCGCAGGTAGTCAGTCAAACACCGACATTAGTAAATTCTTTTAAGGGGGTAAACAATGGCAAATCTTACATATACACAAATTGCGCCACTACTTACACAAATGTATAACCAGTATACTGGTAGAACGTCTGCTCAAAATTTAACTTTTGGACAAATGCAAAATACATTTAAAATGGGCTTTGATAGAGAAGATGACAACCTTTATCAAATCATTCCAACCGTTCTCGCTAAATCAATTTATGCTATTCGACCGTATTCACGAAAACTTTCCGGTATGGTTTGGGATGATCAACGATACGGCAATTATATTAGAAAGTTCACCCCTATTGTAAATGATTCTGAAATTGATAATGATGAGTGGAATATTAACGTTGAGCTTGCTAAAGACGAAGCAAGTCAAGACTGGAAAGCTGGAACAAAACCAGTAAAGTATGATGTACTTCTTACAATCGCAAGTGGCGGTCAAACTTATGCTAGGAAGTATACTATTTATAAGAATCAGATCAATGCAGCATTTGATTCTGAGGCAGGAGTTGCAGCATATTTCTCTATGTTGATGACTGAATTTTCAAATGTTTACGAGATTGATCTTGAAAATAGGTCGCGCGCCCAACTTGCAAACCTCGCAATTATCCTTGCTGATGCTGGTAAAGCAACACCTACAAGCGGCAATATTTGCAAAAAAGAGCAGGTTTTTCACGCATTAACAAAGTACAACGCTGAGACGGGGTTAGCAATGACTGCAAAAACAATCATGAATCCAGCTGATTTCAGACCATTCATGATTTGGTTAAGTGCTGAGCTGAAAACACTTAAAGAAAACCTTGCCGTTCGAGGTACACGTTTTCATGGTGATTTCACAGGCAAAATTGTAAACCGCCACACAGACGCAGCTGATTTAAGATTTTATCTGGTTTCAAAATTCGGAAATTATTTTGAGGCTAATGGTTCAGAATTTTTCCACCCGGAGAAAGCGGATCTGGGCGACTATGAAAAAGTTACGTTTTGGACAGATCCATCTAATCCAATGCAAATCAAGGGAAGTGCTGAGGGCGTAAAACAAGATGGCGTAACAAAGTTTACACTTGCAAAGCAAACGGTTGACAACGTTCTAGGAATCATGATGGATATTGATACAATGGGAATCGTGCCTATTGATCAATGGAGCGCACTTGAACCATTAAATGCAAGGTTTGGTTTTAGAAACGGTTGGAATCATTATACCTTTAAGACTCCAGTTGATTTTACGGAAAATGCGATTTTGATTTTACTTGATTAAACAAAGGGGCTTCAAGCCCCTTTTCTTGAAGGGAGGTACACATGGCATTTGAAGTTAAATTTGGAAAGTCAGACAAAAGAATAAATAGCACGAAAATTCCTACTTTTTCTGATACTGTATCATGTGTGTTAAAACAGGGTACAAGTGTAGAAAAGCCAACTTTTATTTTGCAAGGTGTTGCACCTTTTGATTGGAATGTTGCGTACTGTGAAACGTTTGGAAGATACTATTTTGTCAATGATGTTACATATGTAGAATCTACATATGAAATTTCATGTACGTGCGATTATCTTGCAAGTTATAAAGATGAAATTTTGAGTAATACACAGTATGTAACTCGATCGAGTAGTCTTTTTGATAAAGAAGTATCTGATACTCTTTTCCCTACTTCCTCAAGTACAACTATACAGCAAGCTGTATCAAGTGATTTTGGTTTTTCCAATGCAGGAAGTATAATACTTACAACAGCCGGACAAAATGGAAATGCTTTCCATGCTTTAAGCCCCGCCCAGTTTTCTGCATTGTGTAATTATTTATATTCATCAACTTTTATCGATGCTCTCACGGACTGGACAAAAATAGGCGATGTAATTACAAAACAAGTTTTTAACACGCAAGACTATATTATATCTGCTTGTTGGGTTCCTGTCTCAATAGGTGGCGGTAGCGATTCTATATCACTAGGGCCTATTCCTGGTTGTGGAAGTGGTACAGCAATTTCAAATGGCAAAATTTGGGGAAATGTCGTTACAGTTACAGCCCCTAATCATCCGCAAATGGAAAATTTTAATTATAGAAACGTTGAACCATTTTCAAAATATACGCTTGCTATTCCATATATAGGAACCATTCCTATTGATGGAAGTTTTATAAAATCAGACAGAACAATATCAATTGGAATGCAAATGGATATAAATGGAAATATCAGTGCAAGCGTTTTCAATAGCAAAGGTCTTTTTGGTTATTATTTTGGAAGTGCAGGTGCTAACGTTGGTTTTTCTAGCCGTTCTAGCAATAATGGTGGAAATATTGTAGAAGGTGCAGGCGGCGTAATCGCTAGCGCTGTAACTGGTAATACTTTAGGCGCTGTCAGTGGTGTGCTCTCTCTAGTCGGGGGCTTGATATCAAGTAATGTTACTTCAAGCGGTTCAAGTGGGTGCGTATCACAAGAAAATTTTTGTACACTAACATGTCGGTTCTTTACTCAAAAAACAGTTGATGTTAACCATTTCGGCAGACCGCTTTGTAATCCTGTTTCACTTTCGGGATTGACTGGTTTTGTAAAGTGTGAAAGTGCAGATGTTAGTTGCTCTGCAACTGAGACCGGAAAAGCAGTTATCAATGATTTTTTGAATGGGGGTATGTTTATAGAATGAAACCTTTTGTATATTGTGGCTATTATGTTGGCGAAGGTGTATCAAGTCCAATCATAAATGAATATGAGTCAAGACAGAATCCAAACATGATTCATATTAACAATACGTGGGATTATGCCACATATTTTCGCTACTTTTTGCAACGTGCAGAAAGTCTTATCATTTTTGATAATATGCCTAAAAACTGGGCGAAAAATTATATCTATCCTCTTTTGTTTTTAAAGGGTAACTTTTGCGTTATGAATACTGCAAAGTTTGGTATTATTCCTCAACACGGTTCACCTTATGGCTTTGATGTGCAGTATCAGCCTACTAACTATGTAGTAGCTAACCCCGCTTTTGACGCAACTTTTAACGGAGATTTGGTTATAGGCGAAGATTGCGAAATTGTAAAGTTAGCACCTGATTGGTGCGGTATTGGTGATCTTATAAATTCATACGCGCAGCGTGTTGCTATGACATTATCTAATCATGACGTTGCTAGTGCGCTTGCAAAGTTTGGCTGTATTTTTACAGCCAAAAATAAAAGCACAGCGGAGACTTTTAAAGTTGCTTTTGATAATATCATGTCGGGGCAATTAGCAGTTGTGATAAATCAAGCTCTTTATGATAAAGAAACAGGTAAACCGTTATATGAGTTCTTTAACAACGATATCGAAAAATGTTATAATGTAGTTAAGGCAGCGTTGGAAAGCGTTGAAAATCTCAAACACGCGTTTGATATGGAGATTGGTATTTATACAGCTCCTGACAAGAAAGAACGCATGATTACAGATGAGGTAGAAGAAAGCAAAAATGCTATCATGTCGAAGTGTGAGTTGTGGGTGGAATCTATCAATGAATGTTTAGAAAAAGTAAACAGTCATTATAACCTTGACATTCGCGCCCGTTTGCGATATCCTAACAATAGAGGGGGTGAAAGTGATGAGAGCTATAATTCCAATAGCGACTCTGTATGACTATGATAATAGTATCTTTACGGGTATATATGTTAAAGGTGTTTCAAGAGATCAACTTATTGAACACTTTTTGCTATCATATGGTGATCTGACTCCCGTATATCAAGACCCCAAATATTTAAGACGGCATGTTACAAGTGTGGCGAAGTCGTTACAATGGAGTATTGATCATTTGTGGGAAGTAACACAGCTTGAGTACAATCCAATCGAAAATTATGATAGAATGGAAAGTTGGACTGATAATGGAAACGGCACTTTTCAGAAGGGGAAAGTTGATACAGAAGAAACGTTTAATAAAGGCAGCATCACAACAACTTTTGGAAAAGTTTCTGACAATACTCACAAAGTTGCAGCTTTTAATTCTTCAACTCCTGAAGTTGCCAACACTGATAACACGACTGACAGCGGAAGTGATTCACAGACTTTTGGTGCTGATACCTCACAAGGAAGCGTTATCAATGGTTTGGATGAATCAACAACAAGCGGAACTCATGAGGGAAGGATTCATGGAAACATTGGTGTTACTACTTCGCAACGAATGATGCAAGCGGAAATTGACTTGACTACAGCTTACAACTATCTTGATAGAGTTTGTGAGTTGTATGCAAATAGACTTTTGATAGGAGCGTGGTGATATGGAAATTATGAATGCAATTGCACAAATTGCTCAAATGGTAGGTGTACCTTGCGTGTGTTTGGGTGCTGTAATGTGGTACGTAAATGCGCTTGACGTGCGGCAACGTGAGGAAAGAAAAACCTGGTACGAGAAGCATGACCAGGAGAGTTCAAAGTGGGTTGACGCATTGAATAATAACACGAAAGTTATTACAGAGTTGTTAACAATCGTAAAAGAAAAGGAGAATTAAAACTATGATTTATGATATTCCAGACAAAAACGTTGCTTATATTGCTAAGGCTAGAGAGCTTTACAAAAACCGTGACAAGTACGCTTACCTTTACGGGGCGAAGGGGCAAAAATGTACTCCGGAGGTTTTTGAGTCACTATGGGCGGCAGAGCCAAATTATTTTAAAAAGTATAACGCAGCGCAGAAAGCACAGATTAAGTCTTTTTGTTTAGGAAAAACAGTAATTGATTGCAGCGGATTTATCAATCTTGTTACAGGGAAATTTATGTATTCGACTGCCTACATAAACAGTTGTACAAATATAACAACTCCCGACAAGACTAAAGATGGTGATTTACTGTATACAACTTTTGGCGGTAAAGGAAGGCACATAGGACTGGATCTAGGACACGGCTTTTATATGCATTGTGGGCGAGAAAATGAAACAATTTCCATTGGTGTTATTGATGGATTTGGTTGGGAAAAAGGAGGTAGACTATGACAAGTCTTATCAATGGCTGTAATATTACTCTAAAGTTGGCAGAAAATGAATTAACTTCAAACAACTATGTTTATATTTTACCTAGTGGCTATACTATCAATACTATGTATATTACATACCTTACTAATATTGAAGCTATAAACAGGGCGGTTATACAAAGGAATGTTAGATTAGTTTTTCCTGTCGTTAATTCTAAGTCGCCATCTTATATTACACTATATATAATTGATCCAACTAAAGCTGCTGAAATAAGATTTACGATAGAAAAATTTGGTCAAATACCAGATGCCAGCTATTTTGACAAGCCTTTTGAACCTATTCTTGTTACAGGCAATGACGGTAAAGAGTACAACGTGATTCCTTCAGATCAATTTAAGTAGGGGGTGATTGTATGGCATTTTCTAATTTTCCGTATACAGATTTTCACAATTTAAATTTGGATTGGCTTCTGGATACTGTAAAAGATTTAAACATCAAGTGGGATGATTATTACAAGCAGTGGAATAAGTGGCAGTCGGATGTACAAAACTACATTGATAATCTTGATTATATCGGTGCTATTGACGCATACCTTGACGGACTGAAAAACAGCGGTGAATTGTCAGATATTATTGATACATGGTTAACCGACTATGGATTGATCACAATTGGCGATTCATATGGGGAAGGGTACACACCTGACGGCATGGTGAAGTCATGGTGTGATGTACTTCATGAGCAATATTTTTCAGATGCTAGCTTTTATGTTAATAAAAGTTTGGGCGGTAGCGGTTTTGGTGCAAATACTCACTTTTCTGAGTTGCTGACGCAAGCTATTGCAACTCTATCGGATAAGCAGAAGAAACAGGTAAAATATGTTGTTGTTGCAGGTGGATGGAATGATCAATTTGTTGCTTCTTCAACTGTTAACGCAGGTATCAAGGATGTACTTAATTTAATGCCACAGTTACCAAACGCAACACTTTACATCGGATGGATTGCTACACCTATCATTGGATTTACTACTGTAGCCAAACAAAAAGCATATAATGAGATTAAAACGTTATACGAAACTTACTGGGGTAAGTATAAGTTTTTGAGCGGTGCTGATAGTGCTTTACGTTGGACTGGTGTACTAGCATCTGATAACATTCATCCTAACGCAAGCGGACAGTCTTCAATTGCAGATATGATTTATAAGGCAATGGGTGGCTATGCAAGTTGGACGCGTACCGCTGATTTTGCGCTTGATGGTTTTGAATGCACACTCAATGACTACAACATGCACGTTGACTTAACTAATACCGCTGCACATTGTAGCTTTAGACATGTGGCTAGCTTCCTTGATTTGGCGTTTAAACCGGCGAAGAATTTCACAAGTAACGCTGTTAAGGTTATGAGTCATAACATGACTTTTGTAAATCAGCAGAGTATATGCACCTGCAACGCTGTAATTCATGATGCATCTGGTTATCATCAATGCATGGCTGTTCTCACTATCAACCCTTATGATGCTACACAGTTAGATAGTGGTGCAATTTATCTCCGTTTGGTTGATATAAGCGGTAGTGGGTATGCTACTTTTACAAGTGTTGATGAGATTCAATTGTATGGAGTAGAGTTTAATATTCCTTTAAATTAAGAAAGAGAGGGTGCAAGCCCTCTCTTTTCTTATTTTCTTTCTATTGATATAACTGTAATATAGCTTACAAATGGCAATTTTGATACATATTCAACGGCATAATCACTTGCCTGTCTTGCATTATATCCAATAGATTCCACATATTCTACATTGATATCGTCGCTATCTGTATTCAGAAAGGCTACTTCAATCCAGTATGTATGCCTCATTGTCCTCATATAATGTTAACCCCCCTTACAAGAAAATCAAGAGTTATCTTTGCAATTTCAAGAGACTTAATATCGGTTGATGTTTCTGCATTTACTGCCTGTTTTGCTAAGTAGGCATACATCTTTTTAACGTCAAGATGAACCAAACCAACATAATCTTGTGCTTTAAGGCAATCACTAAAAAGTTGTAATTTCTTTTTTGCTGTTAAATTATCCATTTTATTCCCTCACTTCATATTCGCGTGTTACTTCAATCACCAAATTGTGACATGTAGCTTTTTGCCAATGATATAGCTTCTGCTTTATTGCAAGCTATATTTTCTACATATTCAAATTTTACCTCATTTACAGATGTACAAAGATATGCAAACATTACGCAATACTTATATTTATGTGCCATTTTCATGTCCTCACTTTTCAACCCAGTATTCAATTACCATATAATTTTTAGATATCTTTCCATTATAGTATCGCGGTGCTGTTCTTACAAAACCTTTTCCATATCTTCCATTATATCTGTGTACCGTTGATGTGTTAACGTTCATGTAGCCGCGTACTGTTGCACAAGTGATATATCTTAATTCAGAATGATTAAACATAAAATCTAATGTGCCGTTTTCGCTTGTTGTCATAAGTGGCTTAGAGTCAATTGTACTTCTGTTTTCGATTCCATATAAATTCATAGTTCCTTCTTTCTTCCCGTGTAGCCGATAGAACAGCTATAATATTATCTTAATGTTACTTTATATCTACGTGATTCTTTATAACCAAACGTTTCTTCTGATTTTGAATCGAACCACCCTTTTTCAACCCCTACAGCTTGAATATGCTTTGCAGCATAATCATAAGTTGTAAAAGAAATTACATTATTAAAATATAACTGTTGAATATTTCTAAACACATTGCTTGTGGTTTCAAAATACACGTCTTTGCGAATTATTTCAAAAGCATACTTTCTAAAATCTTTTATCAAATTGTATAAATACATATAATTGCGTCTTTTTTCATCCAACATATCATTGTCAATGTTGGCTAGTGTTGCAATGCTAACATGATGCCATTTAGGATTGACGATTGCGTCATATCGTTTCCATGTTTGCTTGCACCATTGTTTACCGCCACACCGATTTCCTTCTCTATCAGCCTGACACATCATGCATTGCATAACATTGAGTACCGTTGGTTTAGCAGTCTGATAAGATATTTTGTCGGCTGCTATAATATTGTCTATTATAGTTTCTTCGCTGATAAAATCTTCAGATGTATAATCAGCGTAGTGCTTTTCTGCTGTTTCTAAACAGATGTTATTATCTCTAACATAATGTAATAGATCAACGTAAATATCATTTATAACATCTTCTTGATTGCCACAAGTACCGCGCGACTTGATAATATAATTCTTGGAATCAGACGATAAAGCAATACTGTAAACAATAACATTAAATGGCGCTACATTTACCGATAAAATAAACGGAATATCATTATAGTTGATTGCGAACACATTGTCTATACGTGCACATACTATCAACCCTTTTTCATTATAGTCATTTCTGATAATTCTTTCTGTCTTATTCAAAAATCTGTTTAAATTAGTTGTAGTTGCTAACATATTATTTACTTCCTTTCTTTATCTTTATGATTATATAATACTGTATTACTGTTAACACATTATGACATAATTG